GCATCTGAGCCTCGGGGCTGTTCGATTGCTCGGCGGCCTCGTCGTCTGTCAGGACGATCTCTTCCATGTCGTTCGCCGCCGCCTTGGCGCGGACCAACTCGCCCCACTTAATGAAAGGCCGTTCTTCCGGCTGCAGGGTCGCCGAGAACTGCGCCATCATCTGACCGCGGATCTCCTTGCTCACCAGCGACGATGCGCCGTTGGCCTGCACGTCGTAATCGCCCTTGATGCTCTCGTCGGTCGAAAACCGCATATTCCAGCGGTACAGGCCGGTAATGAACGGCGTGGTGATGCCCTCGTCGAAGCACACCACCTGATCCTTGAGGGCGATATTGCTGTTGCTGATCAGCATCGACAGCCCGGAAGCGGTACCGGCGGCGCCTTGGGTCGGGTTCTCGCCGTACCAGAACTTTGGGATGGCCGTCACTTCATCGGCCGAGTTGTCGAACATCTGCGCGATTTCCGACAACTCATTGATGTGCGAATCGGCGCTGATCGAGCGAATGGCCGGGTACTGCGGATCGCCGCCGGTGCGCAGCCAGATGCGGAAGCTCTGAAAGTCGGTTACGTCCTCGCCATCGGCCAGGAGCGTCTTATAGACCTCGAACTGCGGTCCCGCCGTCACCGCAGCATTGTCCAGCAGCGCGCGAATGGCAGCGTTCAGATTCTTTTGGTCGTCTCTCATCACCGCCGGCAAGCCCTCGCCGAAGATGCTGGTTTCGTCCTTGTCGAAGTAGTAGAACTGGTAGCACCACTCGATACCGTCGATTGGCGCCGGGATAGCCTTGATGATCTCGCCGTTCGGGAACAGCCAGACGTTGCCGAAGACCGGAGAACCGTCTTCCGGAACCGGCAACCCGAGCTCCTTGGCGTGATCGTTCTCGATCCAGCCCCAGCGCTCAAGCACGGTGTACATGTAGTCGTTGATCTTGCGCGAGGAATTCACGCGCAGGCCGGCGGTCCTCAACTCGTCCTGGTAGTCGCGCTTGACGGTCAGTCCGGTCGGATTGGCCTCGACATACTCACGAATCGCCTGCGCATTGAACCCACCGCGCGACTGAAGCGACAGCAGCCCCGACTTCGTAAGCAGATGATCTTCGTAGAAGTAGCGGCAATCCTTGATCTCGACCGCAGCCATGTCCGGGTAGCAGCGCCAGACCGGAACCGCCTCGACGAAAGGCAGGTAGTTTGGCTTGCGCCGCATTTCCCAGCGGCCCTTGTCGCTGATCGTGTATCTGACCGTCTCGCGGCGCTCGACCAACGGACCCTTGAGCACGCCAGTACCATAGACGTGCCCGGAATTCAGCACCGAGCGAACGTGCTTGCGGTACTCGATTTCAGCCAATTGGTCATCGATGCGTGTCGCCATGCCTTCCGCGGCTTCGGTAGCCAACTTCATCACGGCCTTCTTGACCACTTCCTCCGGCGGCTTCTCGCCGTTGTTCGCCTGCGTCAGAACCTGCATCAACTGCTGCATGACTTCCGGCAGCAGCGTCGGCTCCGGCGATGGCTTGATCTCGAAGGTCCGCGTCTTTGTCGTCGGGAAGACGAGCTCGGTCATCCTGGCGTTGATCGAACGGACCTTGGAACGGGTCTTCTTCGAGAACGCCTTGGAGCGGCCCTTCATCTTCGCCTCTTCCTCGGGCTCGTACTTGCCCTTGGTTTGACGCAAATCGTTCAACCAGCGCAACTCTGTGTCACGCCTGGCGACCTCGGCCTCGCGGAATTCAGCCAGGAACTCGCCACCGCAGGACATCAGACGACCGGCAGCCATGGGCCTGTTGTCACGGAAGGCAGCCGCCGCCCGCCGGATCAGGTCCATCATGCTCGGTTCGTTGTTGCCCATAATCAGAACGCCACCGCCAGCGACACATTGCTGGCGCCGGTGAAGATCATGCGAAGCGCGGCAACGGGGTAAAGCACCGATCCATCCGCCGCGGCGATCTCTGAAGTGATGGTTGCATGATCGAACCATGCATCGCCGCCGTAATTCAGTTGCAGACCATACGCCGGGGTTCCGGAGACGACATCAACCCCAATCCCGACAGGCGCCGCCTCTGGCGGAACTATGTGGCTGCCAACAGCAGCAGCAGCCCAGCCGATATCCATCGTGTCCGCGCCGATCGTCGCCGACGGCACCACGGAAGTCACGGTATCGAAATAGCCAGTGGTCGTCACCGTCGCCACGCCATTGGGCAGATTGATGGTTTCCGACTTGGGTGTGCCGTAAAACGTACCGGTAATCACGGCCGTCTTGGCGCTGTGATTCGTCGCCATGTCGCCTTTGATGGTGATCTTGTGGGCAATCGAATCGCCAGCACTGTTTGCCGACAACGCCCATGTGGCACCGGTGACGTTGCTTGCCAGGCCAGCTACACTGGCAGCGGCTGAGTTGTAGCTTCTACGAATAACGCCCATTTTTTACCCCTTTAGTAGCCGGCGGATGTCGCCGGGCCTCGTGATCTGGCCGGCGCGGTATAGTGATTTGCCGCGCCACGCTGCACGACATCCGACTCATACACACAACACATCATCCCGAAGGCGTCGCTACCATGCGACGACCAATCGTGTTCTGGTCCAAGCCCGATATTTCTCGCGGCATCGCGCTTCTCGTGATACCAACCCAGCGCCGCAAGTCCGGCCTCGGTCTTTGGCTCATTGAAATAGATGGCCGGGAAGTGCCGGCGCCCCGCCTCGATTCGCGCCTTTGCCGCCCCGCGTCCCTGGTTCGGAACCACTGTCGTCCGAAATCCGGCTTGACGCAGCGCCGACTCGTAGCTGACATCGATCACCTTGTCGCCGGCAACGCCGTCGTGAGGAATCCAGAACTGCGTATTGGCCGGCGTGTAGTCTTCCTGACGCAACCAGGCCAAATGCGCGGCCAGTGGCTGCCCAACGGCTTCGTAGTAGTTGAGCGCGCGAATCTCGCGTCCAACAAACTGAGCAATCCACATCGCAAAGGCGTCGGCGTGAGAACCGGTGCCGCCGATGTCGATGAATGCGCGAAACGACATCAACGGGTCATGCGCGACCCGCCCTATGCGGTTATCCGCCTTCGCCTTGGCGATCGATGCCGCGTAATAAGCACCCGTCAGCACTGTGGCGTACTCGCCTTCCCACACATGCGGGTATTGGTCTGGCTCGTCTCGCAAGCAATCCTGCCGCTCAGCCTCCAGAACAGCAGGAAACTTCGGATTGTCAGACCAGTTCGCCCGCACTACCCTGGCACCCGTCGGCAGCGACTCGCCTCGCAACATGGCATCCACCGGGTCAGTCTTGCGCCTTGGGTTCCATGAGAACCACAATTCCGAGTCTTCGGCGCGGATCGTCGGCCGCAGCAACTGCAGGGACCGCGCGGAAAGCGTCTGCGCCTCTTCAACCCATGCCCGGTTGTACCCTTCAAGCGATTTGATTGATTCAGCCGTGTGATCCTGCATGCCCTGGAAGGTGATGATTCCGTCGCCAGGGGTCTGGATGACCTCGTTGAACACCTTGAAACCGGACCGCGCCAGCCGATACAACTCGATCTTGTCTTCCAGAAGCCGCTTGCTCGATTCCTTCAGCGACTTTTGAACCTCGCGGATGCAGACAAACCGTGTTCCCCTGTGGTGCAAGCAGTCTTTCAGCGCCAACTCGCCGAAGAAGTGCGATTTACCGGATCCGCGCCCACCATGCGCGCCCTTGTAGCGGGCAGGAGCAATCAGCGGAGCAAATACCCGCGGTGTCTCTATCGTCCAGGTCGCCATCAGCCGATGATTCGGTGCTCGATTACGGTGATCGGGTCGTTGTCTGGCGGGTCGGCGTCGTCCAGGTTATTCGCCTTGCGGTCGACTCCAACCGCCTTATTGACGGCGGACGCGATGGTATCGAGCGTTCTCGCCCGATCCGGCAAGGAAATCGCCTTCGCCAGCGCTTTGGCTGCAAACACGCCACCAACGTCGTCCGACTGTGAAACGGCCAGTAAAAGCGCCTCAACCGTCTCGGGGTCGCCGCGCAACGCCCTGACTTCGGCAACCAAGTCTTTCCCGGCACCAAGAATCTCGTCGGCGATGTCAGCGTGCAGCCTGTTTCGCATCGTTCCAAGGGCGGCAGCAGCGGCCACACTGCTATCCAACCCGGAATTAGCCGCCTCGGCAACCTGTCGTCCGATTTCTCGTCCGATTTCAGGGGCGCGATGGGCCAATTCTTTTGCGTAATCGGCCCGCTCTTGAGTGATTGCAGCCTTTGTGGCAGCCTTGACAACAATAGTCAGGTCGCGCTTCCAGCCTTTTTCCTTGGCCTTTGCCTTTACGCTTGAGACAGCGACTTCGTGTTTTTTGGCGACTGCGGCAATCGTAATCGACCCGAGGCGGTAGTCCTTCTCGATCGCCTCCCAATCAATGTCAGAGCGCCGTCCCACGACCTTCTACCTAGCAGAGACTGAGGCCGCGACAACGGCGTAGTCGGAAATCGTTTTGGCTACGCCGTCCGGAATGTTGATGTACGTCACTCCGGCGTCTTGGCACGAGGCAGCGATGTACTCATCCC